TATTACACTTGATACATCCCAATCGCCGATAGGTTGATCAAAACTGGTTGCACCCTGAAACATACTCGTCATATGTGTTACACCTGATACGTTCCAATCTCCGATAGGTTGATTAAAAGTGGTTGCATCCTGAAACATACTGGTCATATCAGTTACATTCGATACAATCCATCCACTAATATCTTGATCAAAACTGGTTGCACCCCGAAACATACTAGACATATCGGTTACATTTGATACGTTCCAATCTCCGATAGGTTCATTAAAAGAAGTATTAATAAATAATCCAGATAAATCAGTTACGCCTGATACATTCCAAATCGAAATGTTACCGTATAGTTGCTCAGTATTAATCTTATTTTCTATCCAATCATTTATAACTTGATAAATTGTTGAATTATATATTTCAACTGATAAAGAAGTAAAATATAAAGTGGGTAAAAAAATACCGTTACTATCAAAAAATATTTGATTATTATTAATAAATGTAGTTGCTCCATTAAACATATTGGTCATATTTGTTACATTCGCTACGTTCCATCCACGAATGTCTTGATTAAAACTGGTTGCACCCTGAAACATATTGGTCATATGTGTTACATTCGCTACGTTCCATCCACTAATGTCTTGATTAAAACTGGTTGCCTCATAAAACATATAAGACATATTGGTTACATTCGATACATTCCATCCACTAAGGTTTTGATTAAAACTGGTTGCACCCCAAAACATAGCGTACATAGTAGACTTATAGGTTACATTTGATACATCCCAATCTCCAATAGGTTGATTAAAATTGATTGCACCCTGAAACATATAAGACATATGCGTTACACCTGATACATTCCAACTACTAATGTCTTGATTAAAACTGGTTGCACCCCAAAACATATTATGCATAGTGGTTACATTCGATACATTCCATCCACTAATATCTTGATTAAAACTGGTTGCACCGGAAAACATACCCCGCATACTGGTTACACGTGATACATCCCAATCTCCAATAGGTTGATTAAAATTGATTGCACTCTGAAACATATCAATCATACTGGTTACACGTGATACATCCCAATCTCCAATAGGTTGATTAAAACTGGTTGCACTGGTTGAATAGGGCCGATCCCGAAACATACCATTCATAGTGGTTACATTCGATACATTCCATCCACTAATATCTTGATTAAAACTGGTTGCACCGGCAAACATACCGTCCATATTCGTTACCTTCGATACGTTCCAATCGCCGATAGGTTGATTAAAACTGGTTGCATTCTCAAACATACCGTTCATATAGATTATATTTGATACATTCCAACCACTAATGTCTTGGTTAAAGTTGGATTCTGCAAATGCACTACTTAAAGTTATAGTCGATGAAACGTCCCATTCGGTTACATCTGGTAGGTTGTTATTATGTTGGTAAAAAACGAGATTTAATAATATAACATTCTGATTCCAAATGGATGTATCACTTCCCCATGTCGATAAGGCGTTCGCACTATTGTCTTCGTAGTCTTCAATAGCCTGGTCAAGATCTGATCTGTTAAAAATTTGTAAAGAAGTACTCATATTGTTATTTATATTTAATAGTATTTTTTTTTGATATATTATTATAATTATTATAATTATAATAATTATTATAATTTTAATTTTAATAATATATTTTTAAGTGAAGTATGTATATTATTTAATTGCATAAATATTATTATCAGTTGAAGTAACAAAAATAGTTCCATCAGTACCTAATATTGGTTGTGATAATCGTCCTTTATTTTGTGATACTTCTATATTCCATATCTCTTTAAATTTATAATTATAATCCACTTTCATTCTTTCATTATCACTTGTAGCATTACTATATATAGTATCAATCTCATCTTTTTCAGATGTAGATAAATTTTCATAAATATTTTTCAAATAATGTAAATTCCCATTATTTGTTCTTGCATTTAATGAACTAAATAATAAATTATTATTCGAATCTATTAATGGAGTTGTATAGTAATAATTTGATTTATAAAATTTCCATTGAATTCTTCCATCAGAACGATTTATTGCATATATATATGAAATTGTGCTTAAATATATTGTTTTATCATTAACTGATGTTGTATTATAAAATGGTCCTATATTTTGGTCAAACACAGGTTGGGATTGGGTAGTACCCCAAATTAGTGATGGGGTTGTAGAAGAAAAATCAATATAATATAAATTACCAGTATTATTCGTGCTACTAGATATAATTATATTATTATCTTCATCGATTGTTGGAGATGTATAAATTTTTTGATGAACGTCAGAACCAGGATTTGTATTAAATTTTTTTTCTGTATTATTTACTGACGGTCCAGTAATAATATCAATTTCATATACCATGCCATTTATCGATGCTATATAAATATAATTATTAACTATAACTGGCGATGAATATATGATCGATGATGCTTTAAATGGTTCAATCCATACTGGATAACCAGTGTATCCGTTATCTTTAATTGAATAAAGGTTTGAACCAGCACATACATATATGTTATTACTTAAATCAATAATAGGAGATGCACTTATTTTATTATTTAGATTATAACTCCATTTTAATGTACCATTTATTGTTGTGGAAGTTGGATCTACTATTGATATAGCATGAAGAACCCCATTATAACTACATACGTATATAGTTTTACCATCATTTGAAATTAATGGCGTTGTATAAATTGACTGCAAATTCTTATAATTATTTATTCCTACATTTATTTTACTGTAATATTGAGTATCAGGATTAAAAATATATACATTACCATCATGTGATCCAAAACAAATATGATTATTATATAAAATAGAAACATGAGGTAATAGATAAAAGGTTGTTGATATATAATTTAAATCAATTGATTTTTTCCATAAAATTACAGGTAAAATACTTGATGCAGTATAATGAGTTTTTCCTGTATGTTTATTATTTAACATATAGGATTGAATAATTGGCATATAAGTAGTTTCTTCAGAAGGTTCATTGTGTAAAATTTTAATTATATGTCCATCAGTAGTTGTTAAAGTAATATTAAATGAATTATCAATAATTGGAGTTGAACCAACTGGACTTTCTAGATTATACGTCCAATTAAAATTTTTATCGTTATTATGATTATATGAGTATATTCTATTATTTTTCGCACCAAATAAAACATTATTATTAGCGTCGATACTTGGCGTTGAATTAGAAATATTATCAATAGGTCCAATAAAATATTTAAATAATAATTCATTATTAATTTTATTTATTACATAAAATGAATTACTAGTTGTAAAATAATAATAATCTGTCCCAATTGCAATATTTGAAATATTGGTTTCATTTGTAGTTATTATTGTAGTAGGATTTAATGATAATTCTAAAATTAGATTATCTGTATTATATTTATATATATGACTATTTCCATCTCTCGTTGTTAAAAAAATTGTTTTGTTTAATATATCTATCGAAGGTGTATTAAATTTATCATTATCAATTTCTATATATTTTTCATTGTTACTATTAAATGTTGCGTTATTACTAGTATCTATAATTATTTCAGATAATTTTAATATATATATTCTTGCCGTATCGTTATTTGAATTATATGTTGTATATGCCAATATGTTATTTGTTTTATCAAATGATATAGTATTATTAATATTTAAATTATCGCTATTTTTATATTTCCATATTAATTCAACTGTTGTACCAATATCTTTATAGTTATATATAGAACCATTTGTAGTTGCTATTAAAAAGTAATATGTATTCTTATTGTCACTGTCAATAATCTTGTAATAAACAGGCGACCCAGAACAATTACCATCCAACTGTTTACTCCATATCGTTTGTCCAGTTATTTCAAATATGGTTGAGTTATAATAAGTAATTCCATATATATGCATTGGTTCAATTTCTTTTGTTGTTATAGATGAAATAATTAAAATATTTGAGACTGATATTATTGGAACTCCTATAAAAGTAACATCGGGTAAACTATATTCAAAATGTTTATCGATAAAATTATAATAAGATATTAGAACCCCATTTTCTGTTATAAAAAAATATTTAAAATCATCATTAATCGTAATATCATATGTTTTAACATTATAATTTATGTTTTTTTTAATAATTTTTTCATTAGATGGCATATGAATTAAACTATTGAATTCGCTTTTATACGAATGGTGTGTATTTAACATAAAATTATTTACAATTGGCACATTTTCAATATCAATATAATTATTCCAAAATAAATAAATATTACCATTTTCTCCATTTTTTCCAGGAATTCCACCTGCTCCTCCATTATTAAATATATTACTAACAAATACGGACGTATAGGATCCTCCGCCACCTCCTCCCCCACCATAATTACCCCCTCCTCCTCCTCCATATCCCGCGCCTCCACCGCCTCCATTAAATGAACCACAACTACCTCCACCGCCACCTATATATAAATTAATAGTTTGAAGTTGTTCATTCGTTGTATAGTCATTAATAGAAACATCATATGTATTAATAGAAATATCATACCCATAATTACCGGAAAACTCATCACTTATACCACCATTTCCATCTGAATTATTATTTCCACCTAACCCAGTGTGAATTATGTAATTATTTCCTCTATAATTTCCATTTGAATTATATATATATCCTGCATCGTTCCCATTACCTCTTGTTCCTGCTCCTCCCCCTCCACCTGCAATAGCAGTACATACAACTATATTATCGACAATATCTATAACAAATAAACTACTCATACCTCCTCCTCCTCCGCATAATATAGAAGAAAAATCATTATATCCATTCCCGCCATTTTCTTTACCATATGTGCTTCCATAACTTTTTCCTCCATATCCATTATAATATCCTCCTTCCCCTACAGTTGCTATAATTTTATATTCTCTAGAAACAATTAAATTAGATATTTTAAAAAATATATACGATCCTTTCCCCCCAGTAAAAGTTTCAGAACCTCCACCACCTGCACCTCTAATTTCGCCAAAAATTGTTGTATTTGGTGCTTTAAATGTATAATTATTATCATTTAAAACCCCAAAATTAATACCTAACGTAAAATTTAGACTATTGTCATAACTCATATATAATAATTTATAAAATATATTATTATAAATTAAAATTGAAAATTGACTTATATATATTTTTATATGTAAAACTATTATTATATCATGACACAAAAAATGTCGAAAGTATCAGATGTCAACCAATTACTTGCTGTAAAATATCAAAAGAAAACAGATAAACAACACGTACTAGATACACCAGATACATATACTGGTAGTATGACCTCTACTGATTATAATACATATATAGTACAGGAGGATGATGATGATGATGGAGAAAGAAATATTAAAATAGTTGAAAAAAATATATCTATTGTTCCTGGATTATATAAAATTTTCGATGAAGCTCTTGTAAATACAAGAGATCAATCAGTAAGAATGAAGAACCAAATGAACAGTGGAGATGTAAATTGTATCCCAGTTACTGATATCGATATTTCAATTAATAAAGAAGAAGGGATTATAACAATGACGAATAATGGAAATGGAATTGATATTGCTAAACATCCTTCTGAAAATATCTGGATTCCAGAACTTATTTTTGCACATTTACGTACTTCAACTAATTATGATAAGGATGAAAAAAAGACAACAGGCGGAAAAAACGGGTTTGGTATTAAACTAGCATTTATTTGGTCTACTTGGGCAAAAGTTGAAACCATCGATCATACACGTAAACTTTTATTTGTACAAGAATATGAAAATAATTTAGATATTATTAAACCTCCTTCAATTACAAAATGCAGTAAAAAACCATACACTCGTGTATCATTTAAACCTGATTATAAAAAAATGGGATTAGATAATTTATTAAGTGATGATATTATTTCATTATTTAAACGACGTATTTATGATTTGGCAGCAGTAACCGATAAATCTGTAAAAGTTAAATATAATAATGAGTTAGTTTCTGTAAAAAGTTTCTTGAATTATGTTGATTTATATATTGGTAATAAAATGAAAACAAACAGAGTACATGAAGAATCAAATGATCGTTGGGAGTATGTAGTTTGTATGGCACCCAATGAAGAATTTACTCAAGTATCATTTGTAAATGGTATTTTCACTTCAAAAGGAGGTAAACATGTAGAATATATTTTGAATCAGTTCGTTCGAAAAATGGTTGTGTATATTAAACAAAAAAAAAAGGTCGATGTAAAACCAAATACAATTAAAGAACAATTATTCATATTTGTAAGATGTGTAATCGATAATCCTTCATTTGATAGTCAAACAAAAGATTATTTGAATACACCTGTTTCAACTTTTGGATCTTCGTGCGATATTAGTGATAAATTTATCGAGAAGGCAGCAAAATTGGGAATTATGGATGCAGCGTGTGCATTAACTGATGTAAAAACAACAAAAATTATTAAAAAACAAGATGGAATCAAAAGTAAGTCAGTGCGTGGAATTCCTAAATTAGTTGACGCTAATGATGCTGGTGGTCCAAATAGTTCAAATTGTATGTTAATTCTATGTGAAGGAGATTCAGCAAAAGCGGGTATTATGAGTGGATTATCTACAATTGATAGAAATACTATTGGGGTTTATCCACTTCGAGGTAAATTATTTAATGTGAGGGGAGAAACATCAAAACGCGTTTCTGAAGTAAAAGAAATTCATGAAATTAAACAAATTGTAGGGTTACAAGCAGGTAAAAAATATACATTAGAAGACGCTAATGCAAGTTTACGTTATGGAAAAATCATTTTTATGACAGATCAAGATTTAGATGGAAGTCATATTAAAGGATTATGTATTAATTTATTTGATTCTGAGTGGGAGACGTTATTGTCTATTCCTGGGTTTATTGGGTTCATTAATACACCAATTATTAAAGCACATAAGGGTAATAAAGAAAAATTATTTTATAATGAAGGCGATTATGCGACATGGAAAACAGAAAGCATTAAAAATAATACAATAAATGGTTGGTCATTTAAATATTATAAAGGATTAGGAACAAGCACCGGTAAAGAATTTAAAGAATATTTTCAAAATAAAAAAATTATTAATTTTGTTAGTAATGGGTCAATTAGTCGTGATGCGATTGATAAAGTTTTTAATAAAAAAAGAGCATCTGATCGAAAAGAATGGTTAGAACAATATGATCGCACATTGTATTTAGATACAAATAATGAACATGTTCCTTATGAAGATTTTATTAGTAAAGAAATGATTCATTTTTCAAAATATGATTGTGAAAGATCAATTCCAAGTGGTATTGATGGACTTAAAACAAGTCAGCGTAAAATTCTTTATACTTGTTTGAAACGAAATTTAACTTCAGAAATTAAAGTTGCACAATTAGGTGGATGTGTATCAGAAAAAAGTCGATATCATCATGGAGAACAAAGTCTATATGGTGCTATTATTGGTATGGCACAAGATTTTACTGGGTCAAATAATATTAATTTATTGGAACCAAATGGACAATTTGGAACACGATTGCAGGGCGGCGATGATGCTGCGTCTGAAAGATATATTTGTACACAATTGAGTAAAATAACACGATTTATTTTTCCACAAGAGGATGATCATGTTTTAAATTATTTAGAAGATGATGGTACAATGGTAGAACCTATGTTTTATGTACCAATTATTCCAATGCAACTTATAAATGGCGGAAAAGGTATTGGAACTGGATTTAGTACTGATATACTTAATTACAATCCATTGACAATTATTGATTATGTGAAGGCAAAATTATTAGATAAAATTAATAATACATTAAATAACGATACAGAACCACAACAAAAATTATTTCCATTTTATAGTGGATTCAAAGGTACTATTACATCACTTAATGAAAAAAATAACAAATATTTAATTAAAGGTGTATATAATATATTGTCAGATAAACAAGTAAGAATTACTGAACTTCCTATCGGAGTTTGGACTGATGATTATAAAAAACATATTGAAGAACTTATTGATTATAAACCAGTATCAACCCAATCAGATAAGGATAAGGATAAGGATAAGGATAAGGATAATAAGAAGAAAACTGTCAAACAATCTAGTCCTCAAATAAAAGATTATACAGATATGAGTACAGATAAAACTGTAGATATTACTATTACTTTCGCAAATGGAATTATTAATGACTTAAGAAATAAAATTGTCGAATATGAATCATGCACTGCATTAGAAAAATTATTAAAATTATATACAACTCGATCTACAACAAATATGCATGTATTTGATGATAAAGAAAAATTAATCAAGTTTGATAATGTTGAAACAATCATTGAGCATTTTATGAAAGTACGATATGAATTCTATGAGAAACGCAAAAAATATCAAATTGATTATTTGAATCAAAATTATATTATGTTATCAAATAAAGCACGGTTTATTACTGAAATTTTAGAAAATACATTAGATCTTCGAAGAAAAAAAACTGCAGAAGTATCATCGATATTAAATGATAGGAAATATGATATTATTGATAATGATTCCGATTATAAATATTTAGTTCGATTACCAATGGATAGTGTTACAGAAGAAAATATTGAAAAGATTTTGTTAGAACGTGATAGAAAACAACAAGATCTAGAAAAATTAATTTCTACAAGTGAAAATGAATTATGGTTGAATGAATTGGAATTACTTCGAAAAGAGTATTTGTGTTTAACCCAAAAAAAAGAGGAAGAAAATAAAGAAATTTCAAAATCAAAGGTAGTAGTTAAAAAAAATAAAGTAGGTAAGAAACATAGTGTAAATTAATTTGAGATGTCATTATAAAAAATTATATTTAAAAAAAATTGATTATTTTTTTTTAAATTAATATTAATTAAAACTGATCGCAATATATTATGAGTGATATTGCTAAATCTAATGCTAAATATCTTGTATTATTGGAAAAACATAACTGTGCCTATAAAGAAATTTTAAAGCGTTATTTAAGTAAAACAGAAAGTTTACGCCAAAACGAAACAATTATAAATAACGAAAGATTACTCAATACATATTTAAACGAATATGAAAATGAGTTTATTTTAGAATTAGATAATGTACATAATAAATTAATAAAACCGGAGGTTGATAAAACCAATAAAGAAATAAATGAAAAAAAAGAATCAGGTTTAACTCATACATATAGACCTATACATAACAATATGCCTTCTGGGTGTTTTTATAATGCATAGATAATTTATTTATATTAAAATTAATCATATAATTTAAAACCATTTTTTTAATTCAAGTTGTTTACTATTTGTACTTGACATAATAGGCATAGCAATTGGAGTAACTAAACTACTTGCATCACGTTTATATTTCATATATCCATCTGCTTCTCCATAAACCTTATTAATTGCATATGTTAATACATTATCATTTAATTCTTGTATTTGCCCCTTTATATTTTCAGGTTGATTTTTACTAGTCGACAGAAATGTACTTCTCATAATGATATGTAATTCATCAATACTTTGTTCACCAATAACATATTGGTTGTTTGATTTTTTATATACACCTGAACGAATACCATTTTGAATAATTTGAGTATTTTCTTTACTAAAAAATGCATTTGATAATGTTGTATTATACCAGTTTCCAATCATTGCATCTCTAAATGAATATTTAGTACTATTTACAGGAATACGATCGGTCATAGTAAAACGGTCTTCAATATTTGGTTGTAATATATTAACTCTTCCATTATTTGTACCATTATATTCAACTGCTTCATTTACATTACTCATTTGTTTTAATATATCCATATATAAATTTATATAGAAAAATAATTTATTAAATTTTTATATTATTTTCAATATAAAAAATGAACAATTTTTATTTTTTATATATATTATAATATATATATGTTGTTTCAAAATTTAGTAATAACAATTGCGACTATATTATTACTTATATCATTATCTATAATTGGGTTTGGATTATATCGGCAAAAATATAATTCAATTTATCCTCCGGTTATTCCTAATTGTCCCGATTATTGGGATGTATCTGGAAATATTTGTATAAATGACAAAGGATTAGGTAACAGTAATTGCCAAGAACCAATGGATTTTACTAAACCTCAATGGAGTGGAAATAACGGATTATGCGCAAAGTATGATTGGTCAAAAAGATGTAATATTGCATGGGATGGTATTTCTAATAATCATGATATATGCTAATTAATAATATAAAAACATTAATATAATATTTATAATATGAATTATATTAATTACAATGATATTTTAGATAGAAAAAATATATCAGACACAATTAAAAAATTATTAATTGATTTTGAAGCAAATAAATATGATTTATCTTTAAAACGAGGGATATATATTTATGGTTGCCCTGGAAGTGGAAAAACCCAATTTATAATTAATTTATTAAATGAACTTAATTATGATATAATTAAATATGATGCAGGAGATATAAGAAATAAAAATATAATAGACACTATCACAAAAAATAATATGTCAGATAAAAGTGTAGTTAGTATTTTAAATAACAAAATAAAATCAATCGCAATTATTATGGATGAAATTGATGGAATGAATAATGGAGATAAAGGTGGTATTAATTCTCTTATTAAAATGATTCGCCCTAAAAAAACAAAAAAACAAAAGATAGAAGAAATATCACTTAGTCCTATTATATGTATAAGTAGTTATCATATAGATAAAAAAATTAAAGAATTAATGAAAGTATGCAATACATTTGAATTAAAAAGTCCAACATCACAACAAATGTACTCTATTTTAAATGTTACAATACCTCATCTAATTAGTAATAAAAAATATGATATAACAAATATGATTGATTATTTTCAAAATGATCTTCGAAAATTAAATTTAATTATAAAAATATATAAAAAAAACAATAATACATTATCTGATGATATATTCAAATATATTTTACAGTACAAATCATATAATGAAAATACAAAAGAAATTACTCAAAACTTATTTAATAAAAAATATAAATTGGAACAACATATAACAATCATGAATGATACAGATAGAACTATTGTTGGGTTATTATGGCATGAAAATATAATTGATTTATTGAATAATAATGGAAATCAGTCTCCATTCGAAATTTATAATAAAATTTTAGATAAAATATGTTTTGCAGATTATATAGATCGTATAACATTTCAAAAACAAATTTGGCAATTTAATGAAATGAGTTCGTTAATAAAAACATTTCATACAAATAAAATATTACATGATTCCCAATTAAATTATGATATTAAACCCAAAAACAAATTATCTGAAATACGTTTTACAAAGGTTCTGACAAAATATAGTACCGAATATAATAATTCATTATTTATACAAGAATTGTGTCAAAAAATGGCATTGGATAAGAAAGACTTATTTAATTTTTTTATTAAACTACGTAATGATAATAATAACAATAATAACAATAATAATAACAACAATATTAATGATAATAATATTAATAATAATAATATTAATGATAATAATGATAATACAATTTATCATATATTTGAAAGATATGAAATAACAAAACTAGATATTAACCGTATTTATAGATACCTAGATAAATATATAGATCCAAATAATACATATGTATTTAAGGACTCCGATGATGATATTGATACAATATGTAATATAATTGATGCATGATTTATGATAACATATATACATAATAATAATAATTTTTGTATAAATTATTATTACTTAAAATTATTACTTAAAATTATTACTTAAAATTATTACTTAAAATTATTGATTATTAGATACATATATAAATATATAATTCAATGAATATTAATATATCAGAAAAAAAAAAAGGAATCATGCCCACTATATGTTTAAATATGATAGTAAAAAATGAATCGAACATTATTATAGAGACATTAAATAACATATTACACTATATTAAAATTGATTATTGGGTTATTTCTGATACAGGATCAACTGATAATACACAAGAAATAATTAAAAATTATTTTTATGATAAATGTATACCAGGTGAATTAGTTAATCATACATGGAAGGACTTTGGGTATAATAGAACAATGGCATTAGAGTCTGCTTATGGTAAAACAGATTATTTATTTATTTTCGATGCAGATGATAGAATTAACGGTAATTTTGTTTTACCCTTTAATAAACATAATATTTATTGCGATGGATATATGTTAAAAATTGGGAAAGGGTTTGAATATGTTAGACCTTTACTAATAAACAATAAAAAAAAATGGCAATTTAAAGGAGTATTACATGAATATCTCTCTAATTCTGAACCAGTTGGTGGTTATGGTACAGTTGAAGGCGATTATCATATTGAATCTGGAAGATCTGGTAGTCGTAGTAATAACCCAACAAAATATTATGATGATGCTATTATTTTAGAAAATGCTTATAAAAAAGAAATTCTATTACCTGATAAAGGATTATCAGGAAGGTATGCTTTTTACTGCGGTAGAAGTTATAAAGATGCTGGAGAAAAATATCATAACAAATCAATTGAATGGTATAAAAAATTACTTGATACAGAAAATCACTGGAATCAAGAGATGTACTATGCTTGTTTGGAAATAGGTATGATATATAAACAACAAAACGATATACATAATGCTGTACCTTATTTATTAAAAACAATTCAATATGATCATGAACGAATTGAAGGTGTTTCTGTTGCAATTGAATTATTATATCAAACCAAACAATTTACATTAATTAATGCACTGTATCATAAATTTAAAAATTATAACAAGGATCCTAAAGATAAACTATTTATCAATAAATTCTTTTATAATGATCGAATTGAATTTTTTAATGCTATAACAAGTTATAATGTACATGATATAGATTCTGGTTATAGTTGCTGTAAACAAATTTTAATAAATAATATAATTGGTATACAAGAAATAAATATTATTATAAATAACTTATTACAAAATAATCAATACAAAGAACGACTATTAAATGATACAAAAAAATCACATATTGAATTATTTAAATCATTGGATCATATTATATATTCAAATACTGATATCATACATAATGTAAATATTATTGAAGTATGGAATATATTATTTGAAAAAATTCGTTCCAATTTGACCTTAGAAAATAATAATACGATTAATATACTTCAAAATACACATAAAAATAAAAAGGATAAAAAGGGAAAATCTAATAAAAAAAATACAATTTTAATTTCATTTACAACATGTAAACGATTAGATTTATTTAAAGAAACTATTAATTCTATTTTAAATACATGGAGTGATTTAGAAAAAATAGATTTTTGGTTTTGTGTTGACGACAACTCATCAGAAATAGATAGAAAATATATGAAAACAAAATACAATTGGATTGAATACTATATGAAAAATGAAACCGAAAAAGGACATCGATATAGTATGAATATTATATGGAATAAATTACAATCATTAAAACCTACATATTGGATACACATTGAAGATGATTTTCTATTTTATCATCCATATGATTATATTAATACTGCGATTAATGTATTGAAAAACAACAACCATAATATTCACCAAGTTGTTTTTAATAAAAATTATGCAGAAACTATAGATAATTATAAAATAATTGGTGAACAAAAAATTAATTCTATGCCTGATATTGTTTTGCATGATCATTTAAAAGAGTCAAGTAATAAAAAATATCAAAATTGTCATTATTGGCCACATTATAGTTTTCGTCCATCGATTACACGGGTTGATACAATATTGAAATTAGGTAATTTTGATTCACCAAATCAATTTTTTGAAATAGATTATGCTAATCGATGGAATGAATCTAATTATAAAACTGCATTCTTTAATCGAATAACACATAAACATATTGGACGATTAACCTCTGAAATTGGTAAAGGCAATGTTAAAAATGCATATGAGTTAAATGATGAATCTCAATTCATTATTAAAGATAGTGATACAATGAAAAAAATAAAAATTGTTAATTTAAAACGTAGAACTGATAGAAAAGATAAAACACTTGAACTATTTAAAAAATGTAATATTTCAAATTATACTATATTTGATGCAGTAGACGGAAAAGAAATAATCGTAACAAATGAACTATCTAATATATTTATAAATAATGATTTTGGAAGTAATTCTGGTGTAATTGGTTGTGCGTTAAGTCATTTAAAATTGTGGAATGAACTTATTAACGATAGCATAAATGATTATTATATTATTTTTGAAGACGATTTTACGATTGACCATAATAAAAGTTTTAAGAAAAAAATTGATAATTTAGATTCTGATTTTAAAAATAAAGATTTAATATTTATAGGATATCATATGTTTGAAAATAAACGTAATGAGTTCAAAGATATATATAATGAAGATAGTAACAATGATCAAGAAATAACACCAAATGTACATAACTTGAATAAAGACTTATATATCGGAGGGACATTTTCATATTCAATTAATAAAAAAGGTGCACAAAAACTAATTGATCATATAAAACAACATGGAATTAAGCATGGAATTGATTATCTCATTAAAATTACACCAACTTTAAATATATTTGAACTTCGCCCATTAATTGTCAAATCTGAATGGAATGAAAATAACAAAGTAGTTGATACGGATATTCAAACAAATTGTAGTATTTTGAACTTAGAAAATACAATAGAAAATGATTTTGAATTTTTTGAATTCGTTGACCATATCGGAGATGATATCTATTTTCATCCAAATAAAAATATAACTGAACATATGATTACTGCAAAAAATGATGTTAATTGTCATGGATTTAATACTCTCGGGTTTTTTAAAAAAAACATTGATATAAATAATTTGGAAAAATCAAACTATTTCAAACAACAAGATGGTATATATATTAAAAAACATTATATCAACCAATATAAATCAAAAATTATTGATTCAACAAATACTGATTCAACAAATACTGATTTAACAAATACTGATTCAACAAATACTGATTCAACAAATACTGATTCAACAAATACTGATTCAAAAAAAATACGGGTTAAAATGTTATGCAACTGGTGTTCGTCTCAAAAACTATGCGAAGAATGGTCTAATATGTGTACCGATAAGAAAGATCTTATGTGGAATAATATACAAATTACACACGAAGATACCGATATTGACTATTATGTTATTATTAATTCTCCTGATGATCTTTCAATATTTGAACCATCAAAAACAATTATATTTCAAATGGAACCATGGGTTCATGATGAAACTAAAAAATGGGGGGTTAAAACATGGAATAAAGAATGGTCTTTACCTGACCCTGCAAAATTTTTAAAGGTTTTTACACATAAAACTCATTTAAATAATGTTCAGTGGCAGATTAATTATCCATTTCATTCAACACCGGTTACCGATTGTAATAAAAAATTAAATAGAGTTTCTACTATATGCAGTTCAAAGAATTTTGACGATGGTCATATTTTACGTAATACATTTATTACCTATTGCGACAATCAAAAAATAGAAGAAGTTGATGTATTTGGCAGAGAGAATTTCCATAATTTTGGTACACTATATAAAGGTCCAGTTCCAGAAGACAATAAATATAATGTCTATTCCAATTATAAGTATTGTTTAGGAGTAGAAAATAATTCAGAACACAACTATGCAACTGAGAAATTATGGGAAGCAATCTTATGTGAATCTCTCTGTTTCTATTGGGGGTGTCCTAATATTGAAGAGTATATTGATGAAAGAGCATTTGTGAGATTACCTTTGGAAGATCCTTCAGCAGCATTACAAATCATTAAACAAGCAATTGAGGAAGATTGGTGGTCGCAACGTATTGATACTATAAAACAAATGAAAGATAAAATTCTTTACGAAATTGGGTTTTTCCCTTTATTAGATAAGATTGTAAAAGTATAATATTTTACACATAAAATAAAACAATAATGACTTAAACCTTTTGTTTTTATATAAATAAAAAATGGACACTGACACTGAATTTTTATTTATAATTTATTCTTGTAAGAAAAATACAAGGTGTTCAAATGAAATATATGAAAAAATTAATAATAAATTAACTCGTACAAAGGCATATATTTTATATGGAGACCAAGAATATTTTAAAAATACATTATACGCTGATACATTATACGCTGTTATAGATGATAAATATATTATTTTAAATACTGAAGATACATACGATACCCTAAATAATAAAACATTATTATTATTAAAAACGGTATATAAGTTGTATCCATCAATAAAAGGATTATTTAAATGCGACGATGATATGATTGTTAATATCATTCATATAAATAATGTTATTAATGATTTAATTTTAAATAAAATACAAGAGAATGATTATATTGGGAAAAATGTTGATGTACGCAATATTAATTTACATCATATGAAAATGGAAGGGAAGGAAAATAATGTTACACTTGGTATTAAATATTGCGGGGGACCATTATACTATGTAAGCAATAAAGCAATTAAATTGTTTACAACAATGACGTGTGATAGTATATATTATGAAGATGTTATGGTTGGAAATCATCTATATAAAACTAATATTTATCCTAATCCGACGATGGATTTATATAGTGATTTTAATGTGAATTGTAATAAAATTTCATACCATAACAAAATACATAATAACCAATTACACATTATATTGAATGGGAATTTAGGTAACATCTTATTTCAAATCGCTTGTGCGGCAAAATTTGCAAATAGTTATAATAAAAATTTTGTTTTAAATGAAAATGGAATAACTGGTGATAATAAACAGGAAATAATACATACAATAAAAGGATTATTTCCAGACCTTCAACTATCACACGAATTACTCAACAAACAACATTATTTTATGTATAATCAACCAACGAATCGTTCATATGTATACACTAAACGCGAAATAGATTATAGTATACAAACATATAATAATGTTATATTAAGTGGTCATTTTATAAATTATAATTATATTCCAGATATATTAACAACTACAATTTTAAATAAAATAAATATTTCCCCAATAAATACTCATTTATTAAATCACAATTTTACGAATACTTATTTTATTCATATTGTATTAGAAGGTGATTTACATGAAGCAATAAATAATTTAAAAATAATACCGTATTACCAATACTGTATGGATAGAATAATTAGTATAAATCCAAATGCTATATTTTATATATGTTCTAATAAAACAATCAATTATATAAAACTATTATTAAAACACATTGTTATTAATACTAAAATGTATTATCAACCAATACTTCATAATAATTATAGTATTAATAATGAAATTAACACATTATATATAATGAGTATGTGTTGTGGCGGTATTTGTTCCAACTCTGCATTAAGTATGATGGGTGCTCATTTTCAAATGAATAAAAGGAAGGACCATCTATATATGCCATATCCGTTTGTAAATAGTAAGATTTCACCTTTACCTGATGAAAAATTATTAATGTATCCAGAATGGTGTAGTGTTTATGACATACGTGAAAATAGAATAATAAAATAGAATAATAAAATAGAATAATAAAATAGAATAATAAAATAAAAGATACATACTATATTACATTTTATTATATTAACTCTCTCCTCATAGAGTTGCTATAATGCTAGTAGTATTATATTGTTCTTTAAAAAAATAAGTTTTGGGGACATATAATTTAAAATCGGGTTGTGTACGATACATTGTATTAATTAAATCGTCGATTGGTAAATTAATTTCATTACCAATATAATCAAGTATTTTTTTTGCTCCTTTTATAGAAACAATATATGCAGTAGTTCTATTAAAAAAACGTTTTTCACATTCATAAAAATAATCATTTTTTGGTTGTGTTATTACAAACGGATACCAATCGCTTAATGCCAAATGACAAAAATCCATATCGTCTGGTATATGGAATAACAAATCTTGCAATTCATCTAATGATTTTATTAATTCAACATCATCCTCTAATACCAAATAATACATTTTATTATTATTATTATTATCCCCTCCATTTTTGACTAATTCCTTAAAAATATTAATATGACTCCACAGACATCCAAGTTCACCAAGCATCATTTGTTTTCCGTTTAATCTTACGTTTTTATTATAATTGTATGTTGAATCATTCCACGTAATCGTTCCTATTCCATTTTGGGTTTCATTATCATCCACAACTACAATATCTTTACCATATACACCATTAAATAAATTTGTTCTTAATCCTATTTTTTCCAAACCTTGTATTAATTTATCTAGATTTTTTAAACGATAAGCGTATTGTGGCAATGTTAATATAAGTGATTTTATATTATTTATTTTTGGTAATGTTGTGGATACATCATATAGTATTGTATTTTCGATTGGCAAACTAAAATAAAATTGTGACCGATCCACTGTCGTTGTATTATATTTTGTTTTAAAAAAATTATAATTTGGCATATAACATAATTTAATGTGTTTTGATAAATATGCAGCACTCCATGATAATGTACTCATTGAACATACAAGAACAGTACATTGTTTCATAATATTAAAATCAATCAAGAGAGAATTAGATTCACTGCTAATTTTTATATTACGTTCTTTAAACCATAATAAACAATCTTGAATCATTTTTTTGTCATTTGGTGTATTCATTGGTTCATGCAATATACAAATGCGTTGGGGTTTGTTTGTTATTATTGAGTGATTTAACATTGTTTCAAATAATTTAAGATAATACGATAACTCTATAAAATCAGGACGTCCATTAAAATCGCCTAATCTTATGTGAATAACAATATCATAATATTTATCAGAAGGTAATACAACATAATTTAATATATCTTTTATAAAATAAGTTTCATTTCTATCAGTTTGTATTTTATGTTCATTTTTATTTTTTTCCATGTAATCTAAGATTTCCTTTTTATTTTTTAAATAAATATGCCCAATTTGAAAATATCCGTCCATTAAAATATTACTATTTTCTATAAAATTATTATTATAAAAAATATCCATAAAATTATCATCGGTTACTGTAATTGTATTTTTAACATAAATACCATTACCGTTATTTTTATTAATATATTTATTACTTATTAGATTACCTAAATCAATTTTATTCTTTATATATCCCAACGTATTAAATCCCACCATAGAAATATTTGTTTCACAATATTCTTTTATTTTTGATAAGTCATTTTTTATTGGACACATAAATTCTATATCATTCTTTTCATAATCAACCCCTTTATAAAAATTAAATTTTGAAGATTGATTAGTATAATCATTTTTTAATGTATATTTATGATTTGGATTAACTATATTTAAAATAGCACATCCCATATAACGAAAAATTGCATTACCTAGACGTCCACTAGGAATAAATACTATTTTTCTTTCTTCGTCGTCATTAATAGACTCATTCATTTAAATATACTAAAATTGTATATTTAAATATATTTAATTAAAATATCATATCAGATTGTCTTGCATTGTGCCAGTTTTCCACAAATTTTCTCTCAAATGAAATATTTAAATGTCTCATACATTGTTCTGGTGTATCATAAAATAAATGATTTGGATTTGGATTTGGATTTCCATTCTTATTATTTATATAAAATCCATTTTCATCACAAGCACCAGTAGAATCTACTGTTTTGAACAAGGAACGCTGTTCAGCGGAACCAGTTACAAAATCATATTGAACGCCTGTTTGTGCGTTTTTTACCTTTGTTTGTGGTTTGTTTGACGGAAAATAACGCCGTTTACTTTGTTTGGTAATCGTTTTTGATCCATATGAGTCATCATAATAAATTTCGTCATTATCATTCATTTTTTACAATATTATTAAATTAATAATTATCTTTATATTGTTTCAAATATTATATAGTGGATTCTTTTTTAATTTTCATTAATTCATTATTTAATATATTAATTTCTATTTCTTTACCTCTTATCATATTGGTTAAATTATTAATTTGTTGTTGTTGTTGTTTTAACACATTAACAACTTGTTCCAAAGTCAATTGTTGAGGGGGTCCATTTTCCTGTTGAAATGTTATATGATCTCTATTATTATTATTATTATTATTATTATTATTATTAATATTATTAATATATTTTCTACGTTCTTTTTCGATTGAAACCATTTGAGATAATACATCAGGTTTCATATTTGGTCTACCTGGTTCATAATCTTTTAATATAATTTCTATTTGATTTACAAAAAAATCAAACAATTCTGGTTCCTTTATAAAATTATCAACCGTTTTTGTTGATTTTTTCGTAAATTCTGGATTTATTGGATCCAATAAACGTCTTTTATCAAATGTATTATGTATATGAGAAAAAACCAATATTGTTTTTATTGGATCTAACTGAACAAAAGGTATAGTATAATTTTTTAAAAAATGTTTTTCTTCTGCTAATGCAGCATTGTCGTCGTATCTTGTTAATTTTAATAATTCACGTTTAAATGCAAATGTACCAGCAGTTGAATGAGTACTTTTATATGGACCAAATTGATACATTTCATTAATATGCTTAAAAAAAATATATATTTCACTACTTCCAGCACATAATGCATTTTTATCTTTCAATAAACGTTCAACTGCATGTGAGATACGTTGTGGTGGATAATAATCATCATCGTCCATATATACCAAAATATCACCTTTGCATTTTTCATGCATTATATTACGTTTTTTACCAAGCATTAATTTTTTATTATAACTATAATATTTTACCTGTGGGATATCTTTTACCAAATCACCAATTTTATCTGTCCCGTCATCTATAATAATCCACTCTATTCGATCCTTTGGATAATCTTGATGATCAAAACATTTTATTAATGATGAAATAAATGGACGACGATTAAATGTTGGCGTACATATACTTACAAACGGTAACCTATTTTCAATTATATTTTCATTCTTTGCTAGATCAATTACGAGTTCATCCTTTTTTTGATCATTTATTTTTTGAGGGTTTTTTTTACCCTTTTTTTTATTATTACCCATATTATAATAAATATATATGCGTTTTTATATAATAATTATTGTTATTATATAAAAATTATTGTTATTATATAAAAATTAAAATAAATCTTTTCTAAAATGCATTAACATTTTGAATGCAATAAGACATAAATATACAATTCCCATAATTCCGGCAATAGTTGGGTCTAAAGTATCATATGCAGCACCACATGCCAAAAATCCAAATATTACAACTAATATAGTACTATTACATGCTAATATATGCGAAACCTCGTTCCAATTTGATGATAAACCATAGAAAAATACTAACCCAATAAACCTACACCATATTATAAAGGCAAGACCAAAATATAATATCCATGACCATCCAAATAGAAAACCCCATATAGTTACCGGTATGTCAGCATTTGTTCCTGCTGCAAGTGAAGTTATAAAACCGCCAGCTCCTCCAAGTAGTAATCCAACAAGTGCGGTAAATGGAAATCCGATAATTATTTGAAATGCATGGTTTCCTAATAATCCAGATGGATTAAAATTATCGAGCCAATCTTTCATAAAAGCACGACAAGCTTTAAAACATCCTGCAGCACACGATCCATACCAATGTTGCAATCTTATAGCAAATGGTTGATTTAATATTTCTTCTGGAGTCATATTCTGAATTATTAAATTATATGGAAAATTATCTTCAAGTATTGATTCACCGTTTTCTGGAGTCCCATTACAGTCTTCTCCGTCCAATGGATTAAATTTAAATGTTCGATATTTTTTTGCACTATAATAATCATCAAATGTAGGTAAAATACTATCTATTTCTTTGCCGCGACTTGTTATGTATATAAAATTTGAAGCAAACATGCCATATATTATTGTTAAAATAAAATAACTAAATAATGATTTTATAAAAGAAGTCCACCTTTTTGTATCATCCCATGCAGGAGTAGAATCATCCTCTTCCAAATTATCCTCCAAAATATTACCATCTTTATCAATTCGATTACCATCTTTATCAATTCTATTACCATCTTCATCGATTCTATTACCATCTTTATCAGTATTATTATCACTTGATTCAACTGAACTTTTATTTATTTTTGGAAGTACCATAATTATATATATGATATAAATAATAAAAATATTATAATTACTTATTTTAAATTTTAAAATATAATATAATATGTAATCAATATATATGTCAAAAAAAATATCACAAAAACGCATTAAAAAAAAAATACATAATAAAACAAGTAAAATAGAAATAATTAGGAATAAAAACAAAGCAAACAAAAAAATATGTTATAGTGATAATGAAATGGGTGAAATATGTTCTACGGGACAATTTAGTACATATAAAGGTAACTTTTATAAACAACCAAAACATATTGAAAAATTTAAATCTATTAGAAATGATATGGCAAATAATGATAAATATAAATCACTTAAATCACATAAATTAAAATATACTCAATACCTGAAAGATAATTTTTCACAAATAAATATACCTAAAGTTATTCATTTAATAAAAAATGATTATTATACATATGTTAATGACGAGTGGTTTAAAAAATATAACATAGAAAATGTAGAAGAAAAAGATAAAAATTTTTATGTTCAATATGATAATTTTCGTATTGTTCAGGAAGAAGTATATTATAAATTAGTTGGATATATGAAAAAATATATTAAAGAAAATCCAACTGATAAAAAAGCAATTGCTATTGATACTGTATATAAATCACTGTTTAATGATACAAAAAAAACAATGTATAAACATGTTGATGCTGTTTTAAATGAGTTAAATATGTTTATTGAAAATGATGATATGTATGGGTTATTGGCAATGATAAATAAAAACGAAACAATCTCATTATATTCACCGATTCAATGGAAAATAATGCCCGATGAAAAAAATGTAAAACAATATATAAGTCATTTAAGCGTTGGTAGATTGGGAATATATGATTATTTAATATATATTCAAAATTTAGAAAAAGATGATGCCAAAACAAAAAAATATAAAAAAACAGTAAAAAGAGAATATTTAAAATATATTGAAGAAGTGTTTATTGCATGTTTAGGTAAAAATGAAGCAAAGGAATATAACGCAACTGATATTTGGGATGTTGAATATGAAATGTTATTAGAAATGGGTTGTGATGAACATATTAAAAGTGATCCTAATTTTTATAATAAAATTAGCGATGATACAATTGAAACTAAATATGATTTTGATTGGTCATTATTTACTACAAAACTTGGATATAAAAATAAACCCAAATATGCTGTAGTAAGCAATCTTAACGCGTTCAAATGCATGACCAGATTATTAAAAGAAAAATGGAATTCCAAAAAATGGAAAACTTATTTCTTATTTATTCAATTCAAACAAATGATACGTTTTGAAGATTCTTTACGTCATATCCATTATAATTTTTATCACAAATTTCTCGAGGGACAACCCAAACAAATGCCTTCTGAAATTTATCCACTCTTTGGTATGTCTTTAATGTTTAATACTTTTTTATCTGAACAATATGTTAAATATAATTACAATCCACTTTATGTAAATTATGTTAAACGTTTAGTAGAAGATTTAAAATACTTATTTATAAAAAAAATAGAAATAAATAATTGGTTATCTCCTTCTACCAAAAAAGCAGCATTAAACAAATTAAAAAAATTAGAAATATTTGTTGGAAAACCGAACAACTTAAGATATGATCCAATTTTTGACTATAAATCAGACGATCCTTTGCATAATGTGGGGTTGTTACTACAGTGGAAACACAAAAAATTTATAGAATTAGAAGGTAAACCAGTTATTGATATACCTGATTTTGATTGGAATATTTTTAAAATTGTTGGAACTCAATGTTATATGGTTAACGCATATTATAGACCCAATAGTAATTCTATCTATGTTCCTTTAGCATATTTACAAAAACCATTTATTGATTTAGAAGAAAGAGGATTAGAATATAATTTGGTTTACATTGGTTATACATTAGGTCATGAATTATCACATGCGTTAGATGATACTGGAAGTAAATTTGATGGTGACGGTAATTTGAATAACTGGTGGACAGACGAAGATAGAAAACAATTTAAACTTAAGGTTAAGGATGTTATTAATCAATATGAAACATTTGCAAAGAGAGATGGTATTATATTTGATGCAGAAATGAGTGTAGGCGAAGATTTAGCAGATATTTCTGGAATGGCTTTAGTCGAATCATATTTATTGGATAATCAAGTTGTAAATAATGATTTAATTAAAATGAAAAAAATGAATTTGGCGAAATTATATATGAATTTAGCAATTCAAGGACAACAACAAATATATAAAGGAGCAATTAAGGCACAATTGAAAATGAATCCACATCCTTTAGAAAAATATAGAGTAAATTGCGCATTAGCACGTTTAGAATTATTTAAGACAATTTATGGAATTAAAAAGGGGGATGGGATGTGGTGGAATAATGACATTATTTGGTAATTAAATAATATTAAATTCTATTTAGGATTTTCATAATTTTTAATAATAAATTTTAATAATAAATTTTAATAATAACTTTCATAATTTATTATTATTATTAAAAATTTTTTGTGTGTGTTATATATATAAATGGGCAAATCAGGTTCTCGCAAAGGTTCTCGCAAAGGTTCTCGCAAAGGTTCTCGCAAAGGTTCCCGCAAAGGTTCCCGCAAAGCTATCAAGCGCACTATGTCTAAAACTGCCAAACGTGTTCAAGCTCGTCGCATTCGCCGTGTGAAAAGTAGCGCCAAAGCTGCTTCCTCTGCCGCTGCCACTGCCGCCAAAGGTGCCAGAGCTGCCGCCAGTGCCGCCAAAGGTGCTTCCGCTGCTGCTGCCGCCAGTGCCGCCAAAGGTGCCGCTGCTGCTGCCGCTAAGGCTGCCAGTGCCGCCAAAGCCGCTTCCGCTGCTGCTTCCGCCGCCAAAGGTGCTGCCGCCAAGTAAATATTTTTTTAAAATAATTTAAAATTTACAACATATAACCCACATAAAATAATAATTTAGTAATTATTATTTTAATTATAATATATATTTTATCTAGCATACATTAGTCCTGCATTTCCTGATGTAAATGTTAATACATTATAACGTTCTTCAAATATTGTTAAATTAAAGTTATAATCAAATATACGCCATGATGGTTTATTTACACCAATCACATTTCCAGTTATTTGATCACATAATGTAAATACTTGTGCAGATGGATCAAGTGGCGGTTGAAATGTATTAAATTCAAATTGTATATTTTTAAATTTACTTAAATTCATTGCCCCACTTGGTTGAAAATCAAATGGATCACTTGTTAAATTAAAATTATAACAATATAATCCATCAGGAGAATCACCAGAGGAACGAGAATATTTTTCAATATAATTAAAAACACCAGCATCAAACTCGTTCTCACGATATTTACCATCCATTAATAATGCCCATGTTTGCATAATATCTTTTTGATTTCCTACATTATATTTACCAGTTACATAAATATTAGAAGGTGCATTTTCAATACCATTATAACAACCAATGCCAATTGGATCTACTGCTGGAGTATAATTACCACATGATAAATTTATTTTATCATAATCATTTTTAGGAAGTGTTAAATCTGACGGCAAATATTCATAAGGCCAATTACTATAATTAGACCATTCATTTCGTAAATTAATATCAGTTCTTTGAAAATACCACATCCAGTTTGCTACCATACTCAAACTATCTAATTTAACTTTTTTTGTTCCAGTTACATTTGGAAATGAATACTCATATACTTCTTTTATTAAATATTCTTGATTATTTGCTGCAAATACTTGCATTTCTTCTTCTGATAAAAATGCATATGTACTTATTAGATGAATATCTGCTGCCCAATTTGTTCTCTTTTCTGAATTTGTATAATCCAACTCAACATTAGGCGGTTGTTGAATAAATTTGTAAAATTGAAATTCATCTATTGTTTGATTCGATTGTATATAATTCATATCATTACTTGTTACATCCCTAACAACAAATAATTCATTAATAGGTCTTAATTCAATTTCAATATTTAATTCATTATATTGTAGACTAACTAATGGAAATGCCATTTTAGATGCTAATGTAAACCATACATTTAATGGTATATATAATTTTCTTCCACGTATAGACGGTTCTGTTCCTTCTACTGAATCATTACCACTAAAATATGCATTTGGATATACATTTACACGTGTACCCGAATTACCTGGGTCATTTAACTCTGCTATATTTCCAGTCATATTATAATATTGTTTCTTCTTACTTTCATTAAAATCACGTTCTACTAAATTTTGTAAATAATTTCCAGAAAACTTTTGAATTATTTGACCGCCAATTGTAAATCTTACTTCCTTAATCATTTGTGTACCAATATTTTTTATCCATTTAAATTCATACGGTCTCCATTGATGTCTATCAACACAATTTGGAGGTAATATAGGACTCCATATATGAGGTAATGTTACAACTAAATATGTATCTAGTAATAACTCTGCATAACGCGGAATTTTAAATTTAAAATGAGAGGACTCATTAAGGCGAAGTGTTCTTAATCCATCAAAGTCTGTTCTAAATTTTTGTAATCCAAAATTTGTATATTTAGAATATTTACATTTGAACATTGTTTTTGATGGATTACCATTTAATATTATATTTTGGTTACCATACGATATTAAATTAAGTATTCCTCCTGGCATTACTACCTTTGTATATAATGATATTACTTTTTTAACTATTTATTTAAATAATTTATTATTAAATAAAAAGTTATTATAAGATATATATAAAGAGTATTATTATGAATAAAGATGATTTTAATTCGATTGGCGATGATTTTACAAACTCTGATGCAAATAAAGCATTATCTAAATTAACAGATAAGGCAAATGAATCTGCAGCAAAAATACGAACAGGCGTGGCACACAAATTTAATTCATTTTCTAAAAAAATTAAAAAAATTAAAACAATAGCAGATCTTGCAAAAATTGATTCAATTACTCAAATAATGATTATTATTATTATTATTTTATTTGTTATTATTTTCATATGGGGATATAATAAACTTACATTAAATGACAAAAATTGTAAAAAAATAGATAATACATATGACCGATTTCCATTAATTAAAAGCATTGATGTTAATAATGATAATTTTAAACCACCATATAAATTAAGAGATTATTATATTAAAAGTGCTTATAATTGTTGCTCATCCGGTAATTTAAAAAATGATTTTGTCAATTTATGTGCACTTCGGAATTGCATTAAACAAGGTGCACGATTTTTAGATTTTGAAATTTATTCAGTTAATAATTTACCAGTTATTGCAGTATCATCTAAACTTGATTTTAATGTTAAAGAATCATATAATAGTGTCCCATTTTCATTAGCAATGGAAACAATATCGAATTATGCATTTTCTGGAAGTAATTGTCCAAATCCAGATGATCCTTTAATATTACATTTTAGAATTATGACTTCAAATACTAAAATACATGATGCAATTGCAAAACAATTACATGACACATTATCTGACCATTTATTAAGTAAAAAATTCAGTTATGAAAACAAAGGTAGAAATATTGGAAGTTTTAATATATCAAAATTATTAAAAAAAATAATTATTGTTGTTGATAAATCAAATCCTATATTTGTTAATAGTTTATTAAACGAATATGTAAATATTACAAGTAATTCTGCTTTTATTAGAACATTGCGTTTTCATGATATAAAATATACACATGATAGAGAGGATATTAAATTTTATAATAAACAGAATATGTCAATTATTTTACCTAATTTGTCGACAAGCAATAAAAATTATTCTTACTTATTTCCAATGGAACATGGATGCCAAATTATTGCATTATCATTTCAAAATTTTGATGAAAATATGAAGGCATATACTGAATTTTTTGATGAAAATGGATATGCGTTTGTACTAAAACCTGAAAAGTTTAGATATATACCACACTTTATTGATAAACCACCTGCTGCTAATAAAATTGATAGTTATGCACCAAAAGTGTTAGATCTAGGAGCAGCAGGAACTACAAATGGATAAACCAACTATACATTTGTTACACAATTATAATATATTTATATATATTTATATATATATATATAAATTAACTACAAATGACAAAAAACAAAAAAATAACAAATTTATCATTTGAAGATAAAGAACTGTTTATTTTAAGAAATGCCGTTGATAATGCAGAAAAAAAACTTGGTACAAAAATAAAACTTTCTAATAATATAGAGTCTATTATAACTATTTTAGAACTTTTTTTAAGAAGAAAAAAAACAATTTGTTATGGAGGAACTGCTATAAATAATATTTTACCTGAATCTGATCAATTTTACAATAAAGATATTGAAATACCTGATTATGATTTTTACTCTTCTAATGCACAAAATCATGCTGTTGAATTAGCCGATATATATGCATCTCATGGTTATAATGATATTGAAGTTCGGTCTGGTATGCATGTTGGAACATATAAAGTATTCGTGAACTTTATTCCAATTGCTGATATAACTCAAATGGAATCAACCATATTTAATGTACTGTATAAACAAACTATACGAAAAAATGGCATATCATATTGCCCTCCAAATTATTTACGGTTACACATTTATAATGAACTTTCTAGACCAGACGGCGATGTTAGTAGATGGGAAAAAATATACAAACGCCTTGTACTTTTAAATAAACATTATCCTATGAAAATAAATCCAAAATGTTCTCAATTGGATTTTATGAGAGATTTTACAGGTACCAAAGAAACAAATAATCAATTATATGATATTGTAAAAAATACAATGATTCGTGAAGGTTGTGTTTTTATTGGTGGATATGCAACTAGTCTTTATGGTCGTTATATGTCATCTAATGAAAAAAAACAATTATTACATGTTCCTGATTTCGATGTATTATCAATAGATCCAAAATCCATAGCATATATCTTAAAAGAAAATTTAGAACAACATGGATTTAATAATATACAAATTATTAAAAAATCACCAGTGCATGATGATATAATTTTAACACATTATGAAATTGTAGTTGATAAAGACACTATATGTTTTATATATCAACCTTATGGATGTTATAGTTATAATAAAATTAAAAATAAGAATGAAACTATTAATGTTGCGACAATTGAAACTATGTTATTATTTATGTTATCATTTATATATTCTGGACGTCCTTACTACGATCATGATAGATTAATGTGCATGGCAGAATATTTATTAAATGTTCAATCTAAAAATAGATTAGAACAAAAAGGATTATTAAAACGATTTAATATTAATTGTTATGGGAATGAAAAAACTATCATTCAACTACGTAGCGATAAAGCTGAAAAATATGAAGAATTAAGAAATAATAAAAATAGTTCAGAATATAAAAAATATTTTTTTAAATATATACCTAATAAGAAACAATTTAGTAACAAAAAAAAAATTAACAAAAATAATAGCAAAAATAATAGCAAAAATAATAGCAAAAATAATAACAAAAATAATAGCAAAAATAATAGCAAAAATAATAGCAAAAAATACACATATAAAAATAATAATAAACACACAAAAACTAGAAAAAATATAATTAAAAATGTAATTAATGATTATTTTTGATAAAAAATTATATATATATATACATGTCAACTAACCCAGATATAAGTAACTGGAATGTATCTAATGTAACTAATATGTCAAATATGTTTAAAGGTATAACCAATTTTACACAAGATATAACTAATTGGGATGTATCAAATGTAGTTAACATGAAAGGAATGTTTAGCAATACAACTAATTTTAATCAAGATATAAGTAAATGGGACGTATCAAACGTAGTTAATATGGAAAATATGTTTAAGGATTCTACTTCATTTGATCAAGATATAAGTAATTGGAATGTAACAAATACAGTTAATATGGAAAATATGTTTCAAAATACATCAAGATTTATAGGAACAAATAAAATTAAGGATGGATTTAATTTATATATAAAAAAGAATAATAGTATTAATGAAAAAATATATTTTAGAATATTAATACCACCACTTTATTGTAAATGTCCTGTATATAATTATAAAAATAAACAATTTAATGGAAATACGAACAATAGTACTTTAACTAATAATATGCGTTATTCTCAAATTGTTCGTTATAGAGGACCTCGTTTTGGGAGAATAACTTATATTAATAAATCTTTAAATATTAATGAGTTTGGTAATTGGTCCGGTAGTCCAAATGGATTTGGTCAACCATTAAAAAATTCATTTTAGGTTTTAGTATAATATTATTTTGATTAATTTAATTTAATTTAATTTTATAATATTATATTTTATTTAGTCATACAAAATATATATTTTCTCATTTATATATATAAATGGTTAAAAAACATATGAAAGTTGATGGAGCATACCATATTAATGGTAGCAAATATGACTTGTTGGAAGGTTCTCGTGCCCAAGTGTGGCATGGAACTGCATACAAGACTGCCGGTAACTTAAATAAAAGTAATTTAATGATGAATAAGAACGGACGCATTGTTTCTAAACGCAAACATACCACTGCTAAAAAAGACAACCGTTTAGTTAAAGCAGGATTTTTTACTAAAAAAGGTACCTTTGGATTTATTAAAAAGACTGGTTCAGCTAAATCGCCCAAATCTCGCAAATCTCGCAAATCTCGCAAATCTCGCAAATAAATGTTTGACTAAATCAAATAATTAAATTAAATTAAATAATTAAATAATATATTTTTAATTATTTACATTCATAGAATCAAAATCAAATCTATAATATGATATTATGTGCTACTTTTTCAAACTGAAAAATTGTTTTTTCAAAGAAACGTTTACTTACTAATAAATTATAAATATTTTTTTTCTCTAATCCATAAAATTCATAAGGATCTATTGTTTTATCATTATTCTCTTTATATTTATTATATACATTTATTACTTCATCGTGTTTATTCCATAATGTACTTTTTATATTTAAAATATATTTATTATTTTCAATGTCTAAATCAGTATAAAAATGTTTAATTAAATCTAATAAAAGTTTATCATTCATACCTTTAATATGCATTGTTGATCCCCAATATTTGAATAACACACATATTTCATCTATTTCTAATTCAGAATATTCATCAATATTATTATTCTCATTATCTATCTCTCTTATGGTTTCTTCCCAAAATGTAATAAATTGTGAAACAATTGGTAAATGTATACTTGTAACCCCTGTAAAACAGTCGGTTTCTTCATTATATTTTATCTTATTTTTTAAATTATTTTTTAACGATTCATGAAAAATTATATTTGGAATATAAAGATCATTTAAATATTTTTTCCATAAAAATATCATATTTTTCGAATCAATTACTGATGATGCACATAAAGTTAAAGACTTATCTATAAAACATGAAATTATATTATCTTGATCGTTTTTTGTTAAAAAATATGCATGTTCTACTAATTTTAGTTCACTACAATTATTTAAAAAATTATCAGAAGTTCCATACCTTGTTGCATAATGAGAGGAAACACACAAAAAATCTAACATGAATTTCTGCATTTGACTAGGAATTTCGATTTTCTTATTATCAAAACATCTATCTATATTTAATAATCTACAATTAATATAATTATGATCATAATATTTATATTTAATATTTGTAAATAAATTAGAAAACCCAAAAAAAATATAACATTGATTTCCTATTTCTCTCATTATCTCTTTTAATGCCAAAGGAAATATATATATATTACTTGGTTGTATCGTTTGTATTGCATTATTTGGAGAGGATATATTTTTCATTGATAAACATTCACCTATTATTGTAAGAAAATATTTTACATGATTACGTGTTGGGAAAATCGATGGACATAATGTATTTATTACAAACTGTATAGTCGATGATTCCGGAATTGCATTTAATGGTGATTTTTCCTTTATTTTTTTTAAAATATTTTTATTTACCTTATGTTTCCAATCTCTTAAACATTTTTCTGAAGATATTGTTGATAATATTTGATGATGAATATCATCTTCATTTTGAAGTACAAAATGTAATCCATCATAATGTAAAAATAACTCTGTTGGTATACTATAAAAATAATTATTAGTTTTTAAAAACCTGCAGGTAAATTCGTCTTTATCTGCATTTAACTGACTAAAACGTTCGTTTCTCTGTTTTTGTTTTATTACTTCAGTTTCTAGTGCAGTTGGTAATAAGTTATGTATATAATTCAATAATCGTCCATATACATATTCATTATCTTTATATTTTTCTGTCATTATTTCTAACTTATCATGTAGTTCGATATCTTTATATTTGTTTTCCATATTAATTATATGTTATTATAATAACATATAATATACTTTTAATATACTTTAATTATACTTCTATTAATTTCCATCTTGAAATACTATTTATATTAATAAATCTGTTATTTACATTCAATAATGATACTTTACCTTTCCATTCACCTCGTATTAACCACTCATTTGTATATTGATCATATATTTCATTTCCGTCATCAAATATATTTATTTTATATTTTTTATTTATATTTGGTATAAAATATGTCCAGTCATCATATTCCATTTTAATTCTATTATTTTAATATACTTAAATATTAATCAACCATAGTAATCAATTTTTAAATTTAATTATTATTCATTAATATACATTAATATACATTAATATACATTAATATACATTAATATATATATTGTTCAATCAAAATTGCAAGTAACATTGGAAAACGCCAAGCATTTATTAAACTTGGTTTATTATAATAAATGTTATCTATTAAAATATAAAAACTAAGAATTGTTGCTATTATTATTATATATTTAAAAATAATTAATATTATTTCATACATTTATTTTATTATAATATATCATAATATAATTTATTAATACATATTATTTAAAGATTTTACATATAATTTAATCATATACATAAATGTCCAATAGTAAAAACATATTAACTATACAAACTGTACAAATTGCTCCATTCCGTACTTTAATGACTGCATTAAAAGACATCTTATTGGAAACTAATATTACATTTACTAAAGAAGGTATGAAAATAATTAATATGGATAAATCTCATACTATTCTTGCACATTTATCACTTGAAGCCGTTAATTTTGAGTTGTATGAATGTAAAATGGATAAAATTATTATCGGTGTTAATATGTTTCATTTATTTAAATTAATTAATACAATTGACAATGACGATACATTAACTATATATATTGAAGAAGCAGATTATATGGATGGGATTGTACAATTTCTTGGATTAAAATTTGAAAATGGAGAGATTAAACAACATAAAATTCAAAAACTTCGGTTAATTGAACCTGATAATGAAGAATTAGATGTGCCTGACGTTAAATTTTCTTCCATTATTAATTTACCATCCGTTGATTTTCAAAAAATCGTTCGTGATCTTACTGGTATTTCCGACAAAATTGAAATTAAATCTATTGCCACATCCGAAGGTGCTGAACTAATTTTTAAGTGCACTGGTGGATTTGCACATGCAGAAATTCGTCGAGCCGAAACAGATGGATCAATGGAATTTATTCAAAAACAAGATGTTAGCAAAATAATTCAAGGCGAATTTTCTTTGAAAAACTTAGGATACTTTATTAAATGTACTAATTTGTGTAATCAAATTGAAATATATTTGGAAAATAATTTACCACTCATTGTTAAATATAATGTTGCAAGTTTGGGTGTTATTAAACTTGCACTTGCTAGTTTACCTTCATCTTAATTTATTGATATTATAAGTATTAATTATACTTATCATATGCATTTATATACATGAAAAAAATAAATATCGTATTACACAAATTAATAGCAATTAAATATTAATATATAATATTTTTATTATATATTATAAATTTTTTATTTTATGTTATTTTATTTTGACATATGAGTCTTAAATAAACATCCTGCATGACTTATACCTAATGTATTTACTATAATTTCTGGATTTTGAAAATTACAATTTCCTAACCATATTTTTAATATACAAAAATTCTTTTTTGGTGATATTGTAATTCCATTTATTAACGGAATTACACTTTTATTATCTGACAAACTTTCTCCTACCAAACTATATGATAAATTTTTCCAGATTGAAACTACAATTTTATTGCTAACTTTATATGAAAAACAACCACCATTCATATTTTTGGGGTCTTCCCACATTGGTTTTATTCCATCACGCATTATAAATAACATACAATTTGTTATCATTTCAGATGGAATTGTTTCATTTAACGATACAATTTCATCAACTGTACCAAAACTCATTATACGAATATAACTATCGAATGTCCACTTTGTATCATGTGGCAAATGACCCCATAATGTCCATTTATCATATAATTTACATGTAGTTGGTTGTTTCTCAAGGGACGACTGTTGTGTTTCATGATCCATAATTTCTTTATCTATTATGGAGTTTTCCATATATATAAATAATATATCAATTTTATTTATATCATTTAATTTAATTATTATTCTATAGATGATTTATAATTTACAATTGAATAATTATCATTATCAATGATTATTATATAACATGTATCTGGTATTGTAATTATATTCATTTTATTATCCATCATTGTTATTACATAATTATCAGTTGACTCTATAGTTATATCATGATATTTTTTTAACGTCCATATTACAAACGGACGATCTAATAATACATTACCATTCATATAATATTGTTCTTTTTCATAATTGAATTTAACTGAATATGGTTTTCCATCCTTTTCAAAACAACATGTAATTGCACTAAATTTTATACATTTTTGTTCATGTAATATATTAATTTTACTAATTACATTATATGGAGTTTCGTATCTGAAAACACATTTAGTGTGTGTATTAAGTTTATTATCATCAAGTACTTTTACTTTATGTAAAATAAAATCATATTCAAAGTTAATTTTATTATTATTTTTTAGTTTTAAAAATGATTCATACGAAAAACATTTGTCTTCTTCCCCATTTTTTATAAAAATAATTTCCTGTGTGTTATCTTTAAAAATTGTAGGAATATATTTTTTATATTTATACCATAAATTAATCATACTTACTTCTATTTTGCTATATACTGTAATTAATTTTATACTATATTTTAATGATTCTTTTTTAATCATTTTTACTTTTTCGGGATATAAATAATCAAATGTTTTTTTAATACCATATACTAATACTGGAACAATAACTCCAATGAATAATACACCCATTATTATTAATAATGTTATTAATAATAATAGATTTAAATCATAATTATATATATATATTTCAATCAAACTTAGCAATTTTATTCACATATGATCCAACCTTATCACCAACTTCGTCATCTTGGTCAATTTTATAAATATCACCGTTTGTTTCATTTGTAGTATAAAAATTTCCATGACCTTTAATTTCTACTAAAAAAACCTCTTCCTCTTCCTCTTCTACTGCATCCTCTTCTACTGCATCCTCTTCTACTGCATCCTCTTCTACTGCATCCTCTTCTTCTTCTTCTTCTTCTTCTTCTTCTTCTTCTTCTTCTTCTTCTTCTTCTTCTTCTTCTTCTTCTTCTTCTTCTTCTTCTTCTTCTTCTTC